TATCACTTTGTTTATAATAGTTGTATGAAAAAAATTAGAAGAAAATTCAATATAGTAAAGTGGAACGAGAACAAACGCAAATTTAATAAAGATTTTTGTAAGAGCGCAAAGTTCATCGCAGTTCACCCCCTAACTTGGATGCTAATTACAATAATTATAGTATATGGATTCGACCTGTAATGGAAGACTTTGTACTCAGATTTATGGCGGCGACATTCTATGTAATGATAGGTGGAGCAATCCTAGTGTGGGCATTAGATAAGTTTGCGACAGCAATGGAACAACTTTCTAGAGCAACAGTAGAAGACTTCGTAGGAGCAATGATTGCCATTGGAGTCATTACAGTCGTCGCACTAATTATTTGAAAATAAATCAAATTAGTTATTGACAAACGAACACAAAGCGAGTATAATATACTCATAATGAAAAAGATAATAAACAAAATAAAACACTACTTTAACAGGAAAAAAATTATGGCAACATCAAACTACACAGAAGCAATGACAGAGAAAATGATTGCACAATACAGCGCTAACCCAACAAGAGATACAGTTGACATGTTAGCAGAGGAACTTGGCAAGAATGCAAGAAGCGTAATAGCAAAACTTTCAAGAGAAGGTGTCTACAAAGCAGTACCGAGAGTAACTAAAAGTGGCGAACCTATCGTAAGAAAAGCAGACTTACTAGTAAGTATCCAACAAACATTAGGTCAAGAGTTTCCTTCCCTAGTGAAAGCCTCAAAGGCTGACCTCCAAAGATTGATTGACGCAATCTCACAGTAGAAGTCAAGGAGTGATTACCCTAAGTAATCCACTTTGAAGTGAGTATTAGTGCTAAAAGTAAGTAAGGACGCACACGGATTTACCGAGTTCTACCTCAACATGCGCAGCGACTTACAGAAATTAGAGTAGACGCTAATGCTTACTTCAAAGTGAATTATCAAGAAATAATTTAAAAAACTTCTTGACAATTGGTAACACTTTCTGTATAATATCCTTATATTATGAAAAAAAGGGAAATTGATGCGAAGGCATCGAGTTCCCTCCCGAAAGGGGTCAAGGAAAATGATTTAAAATTCTTCTTGACAAATGGTTTCAAAGTTGATATAATATATTTATATTCAGAAACAAACAGAATTAAAAGTGATTGAGTAAAGGAAAAAATAAATGATTTAGCCTTGACCCACCCAGACTCCTTCGGGATTGAAAGTGGCAGCGAATAAATGACCCTTCAATCACTTACCCTGAGTGGCGACTCGTAAAACACTGCCGGATGCTCTTTAGACATAGATGAGATTCACGTTAAATGTAAAAATGTCCGCTTTTGAGAGTCGTTATGAGACATACCTTCCGCAGCAAGGAGCGAGTCATAACCCGACGAACTGGTCGGTAAGAAGTTTGAGTGGATACCTTCGATAAGTCCAAACCTGAGTGTTCGCACAGATGGTCACTGGCGGTAAGCAGGGCAGACAACGAAGCAAGAGAACTCGGCACTATCTCGATAGTATAAAAGCGATTTGTTTTACTGCTTTAATGGGCGTTACGACCTTCGGGTTTACTAAAGTAGAGGTAATTGAACAGGGTGGATTATGACCATACAATCAACCCCAGAGTGAGGAAACCACGCTTGTAGACTAGATGCGATTCAGCTTTAGCTGTCAAATTGAAAATATGAAGTAGCAAACCACGTTATCTGCCATCGCAAGATGTCACGGAAGTAAGCAGATACATATGCTGGTGCACATAGTGTGCCAAGTGAGAGTAAGGAAGCAAGATTAGTAGTAGGGCAAGTCCCACGCTGATAGGAGGCAACCATCTCATACTGCGGGACGAGGGGCAGTATGACACGATTAGTACATAAACTGCAGACTTGGAACAGTATAAAAGCTAAGCAGTCGCAGCCTTTAATTAGGAAAGAGATTGAAGTTCAGTACGGCAGTCGCTCTGTCAGCCCCCAAGTAGATATACGATAAGGGAAGGACTTGCACTCAGTAAGTCGATTGGAAAGTCAACAGCATTTGGACTTAAAACAGTGCACAGTAGATAAGTGATGCGAAATGAGCAGTATACCATAGACGGCAGTCGTAGATTGAAGTTCGTAATATCCATCACCACTAGCTACGCAGTGGATAGGTTCGTGAGGTATGCCGACACGACCACTTTAAACAACAAAAACTTTGGATGGGATGCTTCGGTGTCCCATTTTTTTATCCCCAAATCCCCCACATCAAAATTTCCTACCTAATTTAAAATAGTTCTTGACAAAGACCTCAAAATTCTGTATAATATACTTATAAATAAAAAAGGAAACTACATTTTCCGACTTGAATGAATGTAGAGGTCGTTACTGAAAGCGTGTTGGTAGATGAAAAGACTACCTCTAATTTAACAATACAATATAGGAGAGCAATATGCCAGCAAAATTTAAACCAAGTGCTAAAAAATACATCAGAGGTGTGCCAGCAAGTAAACTTCCTATGGAACATTTCTATCTAAAGAACACTCCAAAGGAAACATTATTTGAGTACATCAACTCAACAGGAGCAAATATGAAACCAAAAATCAGAGTGAAGTGCATAAATGAACTTCAACGCAGAGGTATCAAAATAGAGTGGGTAACACCTGAGGTGCAGTCATGAAATGGGTAAAGAACAAACACAAAAGTCATGTAAAGAAAACTGCACAGGGCGACTCACACAGACACATTAGTCTTAATATGAACAAAAACAAGAAGCGTTCGTTCAAAAAATACAAGGGGCAAGGCAGATGATAGACGGAAGTGGCTTTGCAATAGGACTCATAGTAGCAAATCTATTATTAATAGTGGCGATAGTATGGGCAAGATAATAAAATTTCCTTCAAGGAAACAGTTGAAAACCGAAGACATTATACAAGGTATAAAAGAGGAGATAGAAATGTGCGAGGAAAACCTCAAAGAAGCACTGGAACAACTAGAGTACTTAAATGAGGAAATTTTATATCTAAACAATGAGTATGGTATGCTCTTAACAGAATTAACAGAATTAACAAAAGGAAAACAATGAGAAATTATAGACATTTTGCCGTAGGAATGAATGCAAACGGCAGTACAATAAAAAGAATAGTCAAACCAACAGAAGATAGTGCTTATCAAATGCAATGGTATGGCAATGTGAGAAAAGAAAACCCACGCTACTACAACATTGAGTTAGCAGATGGCAGAGTAATCAAAGACAGAGATTTATACCAAGTAATTACACCCGAAGGTGATATAAGTTGGGAGGTAATGCAGTGAGTAAGATAAACGATTACGCAAGGTTTGTAGACTCCTGCACATCTGAAACAAGTAAAGATACTACCAAAATGTGTGATAGAGTAGAAAAACTAAGAGGAAATCACTCAACAAGAAAAGGAGTAGTGGTAGAGCAAGACTTAGATATGGCAAGACTGCTAACATCAGTTATCGGTATGATGGCTGAGAGTGGGGAATTTGCAGAAGTAGTGAAAAAGAAAATATTTCAAGCAAATACACAGTTCACAAACGATGAGATTTTTCACATGAAAAGAGAATTAGGTGACGTACTTTGGTACTGGGTTCAGGGCTGTATAGCATTAGGATTTACACCTGACGAAGTAATGGACGAAAACATTAAAAAATTAGAGAGTAGATATCCTAACGGTTTTGAAGTGATACGCTCTGAAGTAAGAAAGGAAGGTGACATATGATAGCATTTTTATGGGACGCCTTTGCAATAATAGGAATTTTAGCGACTATAATAATGCTTGTAGCTGGCTATGTAGTATGGGAGACAAGAAAATAATGGCAAATCATGTATATTTTACAATTCAAATAGAAGGAATTGAAGACGAACAGTTCAACGAGAACATTAAAGAAGAGAAAGTAACTAGGAAGGACTATGATGGTAATCCCTATGAAGTAACAGAGTATGTAGAAATAGAGAATCAACCCTTCATGGAGGAAGTAAACAAATCATTTGATGAAGATGGTTACTTAGAGAACAGCTATGACTGGTACTGCAATGAGATAGGTGCTAAATGGTGTCACATTGATGAATGTCAAGATAGATACATCAGTGGCTACAGTGCATGGAGACAACCACACGAGTTAGTAATAAATCTAATTGAATACTTTGCAAGGAAGTATGATACTGAAGTGACTGCAAGTATGACTTATGAAGATGAGTTTAGAAACTTCATGGGTAAGCAGTACTATGGTTCTGATAAAGAGCAAGATGAAAGCATTGATGGCTGGTACGCTTGGGAAGGAGATTACTCTGAAACTGATGGAGACCAACTTATGGAACAGTTTAGAGAATTATATCCTAGTATTGATACTGATGATGAAGACTTTTGGTATGGCGAGTACGAAGTCGAAGGAGAAAAGATATATCCTAGCGAAGTCATTGACGAGTTAGCAGATAATTTCTGGAGTCAGTGCTAATGAGTCAATACACAGATATAGTAGAAAAACGAAGACTTTATCTAGCGGCAGAAGACTGGGGTAACAAAATATCCCAGCATTATGTCTGCAAAGGTGGAGTAGGAGACTTGGGGTATGGAGATGGCTACTTTGTTTACTATAACAATGGAGCAGTACATAAACTATCAGGTAATAATATAACAATAGTACAAAAGCAAAGTTCTATAGATGAAGTTATAGACAATTATACAAGGAGTAAACAATGCTAACAATGAGTGACGGACTTATAAGTGCTGTAGAACTAGATTACGAGAAAAACGAAGTATTAGGTCTTACAGAGCAGGATAATTTTAGACTTTTAATGAAAAAGTGGTTATTAACTAGACAAGAAGTACTAAATATAGTACGAAAACTAAGCAAACCAGAAGAAGATTTACTAGGAGAGCTAATATGAGTGTGAATTACACTGAAGAACAAGTAAAAGAGATGGTAGCTCAATACAGTGAGAACCCTACTAGAGAAACAGTAGAGGAACTTGCGGAGGAGTTCAATAAGAGTATAAAATCTATCATAGGTAAACTGAGTAGAGAGGGAGTCTACGAGAAAACAGTATACAAAACAAAAACAGGTGAAGACCCAATCACCAAAAAAGAATTAGTAGAAGAACTATCTGAGCTAGTAGGAATTGAATATAGTATGATTTCGGGGCTAGAGAAAAGTCCGAAGATAGATTTAAAAAGATTAGTAGATATTCTAAAGGAGGAATAAATGAGGTATGCAAAGATACTACCCAATAACGAGAAGCTAAGGAAAATAATCATGGATTACGGTCCTTACTTTGAAGTGGTCAGTGAACCTAGAGTTCTACCACAACTGAAGAATCAAATGGCAATCACTCTGAGAGATGCCGACTTCACATTCACAACAGAGGTTCGTAACATTCGAATCGTTCAACCAGACTGAAACCTACAGCGGGTGCTCTAATCTAAAG